GTCTAGGTACAGCCGCAGTAGTTGATACAGGAGTTACGAATGGGGACGTACCCTTGATGGACTCTACGGGCTACCCAGCAGCAGACGGCTCACAGATAACAGGGATAGCAGATCCAACTACTACAGGCGTCATTGTGGCCTATGCAGGCACAGCAGCTCCTACTGGGTATCTTTTGTGCGATGGTGCAGCAGTCAATAGAACTACATATAGCACCCTGTTTGCTTTAGTATCTACTACGTTCGGTGTAGGCGATGGATCTACTACCTTTAATGTTCCAGATCTTAGAGGGCGTATGCCTCTAGGTCTAGACAACTTGGGAGGTTCGTCAGCTAACACAGTTACTAATGCTCAAGCGGACAGTCTAGGTGGTCTAGCAGGCTCAGAGGACCATACTCTCCTAACGGCTGAGATGGCTACACATACGCATGTAGCTTCTACAAACTCTCAGGGAGCACATACACATAACATCCAGGGAGACTCAGCGAAGGACTCAGGCTCCAGCGCGGGTAGATTGGTAGGTTCAAGTGCGGGCACAGCGTCCGCTTCCAATGGCGCGCCCACGCATACAGTACCAGTTAATCATGCAGGTAGTGACACCGCACACAATAACATGCACCCTTATCTATCTTTAGGTTATATAATTAAAACCTAAGTTAAATGGTCTATAAGAAAAAGAAAGTAGAGACTTCTAAAGATATAATCAGGACAGCGGCAGAGGAATCTTTACATACATTTATAACTTTAATAGCGCCCCATAGAGTACTTGGAGCAGTACATGAAGAGATACTTTCTTGGTGGGTTAGAGATGAAGCACTAAGGCATCAACTAGTCTTAATGCCTAGAGACCATCAGAAGTCAGCTTTAGTAGCTTATAGAGTAGCCTGGGAGTTAACTAAGAATCCAGAGAGGACGTTTCTGTACATATCAGCTACGTGCGGTCTAGCAGAGAAACAGTTATTCTTTATAAAGAATATTTTAACTTCTCCTATATATCGTAGGTACTGGCCAGAGATAATAAATAAGGATGAAGGTAAACGAGAGAGATGGACTACAACAGAAATCTCAGTTGACCACCCCAAACGAAGAGAAGAGGGGATACGTGATCCTTCTATTCTTACGGCTGGTCTCACTACAACTATCACTGGCCTTCATTTTGACATTGCTGTTCTCGATGATACAGTAGTAAAAGAGAACGCTTACACAGGGGAAGGTAGAACTAAGGTAGAAGAACTGTACTCACTCTTAGCTTCAGTAGAAGCAGCGAACTCTCAGGAGTGGGTAGTAGGGACTAGGTACCATCCTAAAGATCTCTACGGTACGTTGATAGGTATGGAGAAGTATATTTATAACGATGTAGGCGAGGTTATAAATAAAGAGAATGTGTATGAAGTGTTCCAAAGACAAGTGGAATCTAGAGGGGATGGGATAGGAGAGTTCCTATGGCCCCGACAAAGACGTAAGGATGGTAAGTGGTTTGGTTTTAGTATGAACATACTAGCTGAGAAGAAGGCTAAGTACTTAGATAGGACCCAGTTCTACGCACAGTACTACAATGATCCTAATGACCCCGAATCAATGAGGTTATCTAAGGATAAGTTTCAGTACTATGACAAGAAGTTTCTTGAGCAGAGAGGGTCGTACTGGTACTATAGAGAGAGGAGACTGAACGTAACTGCGGCCATTGACTTCGCTTTCAGTCTTAAAGCTAAAGCAGATTACACAGCAATAGTAGTTGTTGGTGTAGACGCAGATAAGAATATATACGTGTTAGATATAGACCGTTTCAAGACTGATAGGATATCAGAGTACTTTAAACACATACTTCAGATGTATACTATGTGGGAGTTTAGGAAGCTTAGGGCTGAAGTGACAGTAGCTCAAGCGGCTATCGTCAAGGAATTAAAAGAGAGTTATATCAAGCAGTACGGTCTAGCTCTATCAGTAGATGAGTATAGACCTAATAGACATGAAGGCTCTAAGCATGAGAGGATAGCTGCAATACTAGAGCCTCGATATGACAACTTAGTTATGTGGCATTACAAGGGAGGTAACTGCCAACTCTTAGAAGAGGAGTTGATCTTAGCTAAACCTCCACATGACGACTTGAAGGATGGTTTAGCGTCAGCAGTAGAGATAGCTGTTCCTCCAGTAAGGGCGCGAAGAAGGTCTAGCTCTATAAATAATAGTGTAGATTTTAATAATAGGTTTGGTGGGGTACAGTGGCATTAAAGAAAAAGAAAGAGAGAGGACAGTAAGATAGCTGGCAAAGTCTTAGAAATACAACACCTTCTAGATCGTAAACTGTTGGCAGTTAATATAGCTAATAAGTATGAGGAATGGCATCAACAGCGTAGACCTTGGATAGACGAGAAGAAGGAACTGCGTAATTATATCTTTGCTACAGATACTACGAAGACTACTAATAGTCAACTACCTTGGAAGAATAAGACTACAATCCCTAAACTCTGTCAGATCAGAGACAATCTACATGCTAACTACTTAGCTGCTTTATTTCCTAATGATAGATGGTTAAGATGGGAGGGTTACGCCGCTGAAGATCAGATAGAGGAGAAGAGGAAGGCCGTAGAGACTTACATGGCTAACAAGACTAGGGAAGGTAATTTCAGAACTGTTATCAGTCAATTAGTGTATGATTATATAGACTATGGTAATTGTTTTGCTGAAGTTGTTTGGACGGACTCCTCGAAGACTCTAGGAACTGGGGAACTGGTAGACACTTATATAGGTCCAGAAGCACGTAGGATCTCCCCCTTTGATATCCTATTCAATCCTATAGCGGACACCTTCGATAAGTCCCCTAAGATTACTAGATACATAAAGACTATTGGAGAACTAGAAGCAGAGCTAAGGGTCCATCCAGAGCAACAGGACTATATACAAGAGGCATTAGACCAGATCAAGTCTGTTCGTCATAGTGTATCGCAGTATAAAGAAACAGACGTCGATAAAGCTGCGGGGTTTTTAGTAGATGGTTTTGGTTCTTTATCGGAATACTACCAATCTAACTATGTAGAAATTCTAAAGTTTGAGGGAGATATCTACGATGAAGATACTAATCAGCTTCTTGTTGACCATATTATTTATATTCTTGATAAAAGTGTTGTCCTGCTTAAGAAACCTAACCCGTCCTGGCTAGGCAAGTCTAGCAAGGTACATGTAGGCTGGAGACTACGGCCCGATAACCTTTATGCCATGGGACCCTTAGATAACCTTGTAGGTATGCAGTATCGTATAGACCATCTAGAAAACTTGAAGGCCGATGTGTTTGATTTTATAGCGCACCCTATGGTAGGGATCAGAGGGGACGTAGAGGAGTACGAGTATGGTCCCGGTAAGGAAGTATTCTTGGGAGATGACGGGGACATCACCTTCTTAAAGCCTGATGCTACAGCTCTTAATGCAGACTTGCAGATAGATATCTTAGAGAACAAGATGGAAGAGATGGCAGGGGCACCTAGACAGGCTATGGGTATTAGAACTCCAGGGGAGAAGACAGCCTTCGAGGTACAACAGTTACAGAATGCAGCGGGAAGAATCTTCCAGAGCAAGGTAACTAACTTTGAAGTTAACTTCCTAGAACCTATCCTCAATCGTATGTTTGAATTAGCTAAACGAGAGATGGAAGTCCCCGATGTTATCAGAGTTATGGACGATGACATTGGTGTAGTAGAATTTATGTCTGTAACTAAGGCAGATATAACAGCTAAAGGGAAGCTCAGACCTATAGGTGCTAGGCACTTCGCTGCTAAAGCACAGATGACTCAGAACTTAGTGGGTATATTCAGTAGTCCTCTAGCCGGGATAATCCAACCCCATGTAAGTGGTATCCAACTAGCTAAATTAGTAGAAGACATGTTGGACTTAGAGAGGTTTGGTCTGATAAAAGAGAATGCTTTTATTGAGGAACAAGCTAAAACACAAAAGTTAATGAACGCTTTTGCGGAAGATCTACAAGTAGAGCAGGAAATATCCGTAGAAGACGAAGGTGAGGAGATCTTAAGCTAATGGCCCTATTTGGAAATATATCTTCAGCTCTACTAGGAAGTTCCCAGATAATCGGGGATACCAGGAAAAGAAGGGAGAGAGACCCTGAAAAGTTAAGGAGAATGATAGATCCTATCCGTTCTGGAGACCCTAGATTTACAGGTGGCCAGAAGCCCTCTCCTAAACCGCCTGCTGCTCTACCTATACGGAGAGCCTTTGCACCCAAAGTGGGTAGGAAGATACCCACAATAGGTTTACGCCCCCGTAAGGGTCAACCCTCTCCTAGAGGAGCCTTTGGATCAATACTAGGAGGGAGCATACGTAAAGCTTTGGGAACAACCCAACATAGAAGTGCGGCAGAGGTTAATGCTAGAAGCATGATGAGGGCTTTCTTTAAGTCCGGGCCGTTTGGTAGGCGTTAATGGATATTCGCTGGACTAAACACATAAAGGACGAAGAGAAAAAACTGAAGTTTCGTCAGTACTTGCTCAGTAATAAGGAACTGTTTGATGTTCTTTACAAGATAGTAAAAGAAAAAGATAAGGACAGCCGTAAGAAACAGATAGCTAGGGGATCTTTTGATGTACTCGCGTGGTCTGAGTATCAAGCCTACGAGAACGGATACCAAAAACTAGCAAACGAACTAATAACTTTAATTGAACCTTTGACCAAGGGAGAGTAACAGAATGTCTACAGACAAAGACAATATATTTAGTACCGATGGTAAGAAACCAGTTGACAAACAGGAACCAGTAATACAACCAACAGATACTTTGACTAGCGAAGGTTCTGTACCGGACTCGGTACAAGCTTTAGTAGGAGAAGGTAAGAAGTATGCTAATGTAGATGAGGCTTTGAAGTCTATTGTACCTGCCCAAGAGCACATTCAGAATCTTGAACGTGAGCAGCAGGAGCTACGAGAAGACTTAAGTAAGCGGCTATCGGCAGAAGACATACTTAAAGAGATAAAGTCCCACAGTTCAGTAGCAGGCGATACCACGTCTACCGTACTGGACGAGGAGACAATAGCTAGAGTAGCGTCTAGTGTAGTTGACCAAAGAGAGACAGAGAGACTCACAACTTCTAATCTATTAGCCGTTGATAAAGCTATGAAGCAGAAGTTTGGAGATAAAGCGCAAGATATATTTGTAAGTAGATGTACTGAGCTAGGGATCACACCTGAAGATGCTCAAAAAACAGCGGAAAAATCTCCTTCAGCTTTCCTCACCTTGATGGGTTTAACTACAGAACTACCCACGTCAAGTAAGCTTGACACAATGACTTCCAGTATAAATACTGAGGCTCTGCAAACGCAAGGAACCAACGTAGTAAAAGGTTCACAGTTGTTCTATAGAAAACTTCGTAGAGAAAACTCTGCTGAGTACTATAAACCAGCTACTCA